TAAAGCTTCTAACCAAGGACAAATGCAACTTGGTAGATTAGAATTACAAAAGTACGGTATGCTTCAAGATATTGAAGAGCTTAGAAATCATACTGTAAATTTACAAAAAGAATTTATTGAAAAATACGGATCTTACGATATTAGTATTGAAGATGGTTCTATAAACTATCCAGAAGATGCAAAAGTTAATTCGTAAAATAACAGTAGGTAAAGATTACAAGATTGACGCTATGCACTATTCTGTTGGACAGGAAGTGTATGGTGGTCATACTATTTGTAATATTATTGAAGAAGAAGAAAAGTATTCTATATACATCAAAAAGAAAAAAGATGTATTACCTTGGAAAGACTTCAATAAGAACATGGCTATATCAATAGAATATAATCTAGAGTATTAATGAAAAGTGTATACGGTTTTGTAATAAAACCTAAAGGTAAAAGATACAACAACACTAAGAAAATAGGTGGATCAGAGCTTATTGTTAATACAGAAATATTCAACCATAAGTTTGTAAATAGAGAAGCTGTAGTAATTTCTTGCCCTATAGTAGGTGACAACTTTGGAATACGACCAGGTGACACTGTAATAGTTCACCACAATGTATTTAGAAGATGGCATGATATGAAAGGTAGAGAAAGAAACAGTAAAGCTTTTTTTAACGAAGACACGTATATAGTTAGTGCAGATCAAATATTTTTATACAAAAATAGAGACGCTTGGTATTGTTTAGATGGTTACTGTTTTGTAAATCCTATAGAATCTAACGATAAATATAGTTTAGAAAAAGAAAGACCATTAATGGGTATTGTTGAGTATACTGATGGATCTGTTGATGTAGACGACTTAGTTGGATTTAGACCTAACAGCGAGTATGAATTTGTTTTTGAAGGCAAGAGGTTGTATAGGGTTTTTTCACATTTTATAACAATTAAATATGAATATAAAGGAGACGAAAAAAAGTATAATCCAAGCTGGACATAAAGCAGTTGAGGAGCTTATAAAAGTTGCTAAAGAAGCTATTATAGACAGCGACGATGATATTACGGCTGATAGACTTAAAAATGCAGCTGCCACAAAAAAGTTAGCTATATTCGATGCTTTTGAAATACTTAATCGCATACAAGAAGAAGAAAGCTTGCTTGAAGGTAAAGAGACTGAAAAGAAAGAAGAAAGAGTATTTAAAGGCTTTGCAGAAGGACGATCTAAATGAGTTACGAACAAACTTTATATAAAGTAATTGAGCCTTTGAAAGCTAACACTTTGTCTCGTATGAATAGAGGTAAAAAGTGGAAGCGTGGCTATAATAAAGAGCATGATATTATTGTTCTTAGTAGCAATGGTCAAATAGGTGATATATACGAAATACAAGATTTAAAAATAGCCTTACCTAAGGTTCCAAAACAAGTTTATTCAAACGATGCCAACAAGTGGCAACAGCTTCCAAAACCTGACATATTAAAAAAGATTAAAACTATTTTTGACTGGAGAGCATATCCAGAAGATCAAAAATCACAATGGTTTGACTACATAGATGAAGAGTTCAAACGTAGAGATGAAGGTTTTTGGTTTATGAATAACAACGTTCCAACCTATATAACTGGTACTCACTATATGTATCTTCAATGGAGTAAAATTGATGTTGGTGCTCCAGACTTTCGTGAAGCAAATAGATTATTCTTTTTATTTTGGGAAGCTTGCAAAGTTGATAATAGATGCTACGGCATGTGTTATTTAAAGAATAGACGTTCTGGTTTCTCTTTTATGAGCTCTGCTGAGACTGTTAACCTAGCTACAATATCGAGTGACTCTAGATATGGAATACTATCTAAAAGTGGTTCTGATGCTAAGAAGATGTTTACAGACAAGGTTGTGCCTATATCTATAAACTATCCTTTTTTCTTCAAACCTATACAAGATGGTATGGATAGACCGAAGTCTGAACTAGCATATCGTGTACCTGCGAGTAAGTTTACTCGTAAGAAAATAGACACAAATGAACAGTTAGACGAAATAAAAGGTCTTGATACTACTATCGACTGGAAAAATACAGGTGATAATAGTTATGATGGTGAAAAACTTTCTTTACTTGTCCACGATGAAAGTGGTAAGTGGGAAAAGCCAGATAATATATTGAATAACTGGCGAGTAACAAAAACTTGCCTTAGATTAGGAAGTAGAATCATCGGTAAGTGTATGATGGGTTCAACTTCAAATGCCTTAGATAAAGGTGGAGATAACTTTAAAAAGTTATATAACGACAGCAATGTCACAAAAAGAAATAAAAATGGTCAAACAAAATCTGGTTTATATGCTTTGTTTATCCCAATGGAATGGAACTTTGAAGGATTTATTGACGAATATGGAAGACCTGTCTTTAATACTCCAGAACGAGATGTTTGTGGACCAGACGGAGAACTAATAGATGTTGGTGTAATTGATCATTGGCAAAACGAAGTTGAAGGATTAAAAGAAGATCAAGATGCTTTAAATGAATTTTATCGTCAGTTTCCAAGAACTGAAGAGCATGCATTTAGAGATGAGACAAAAAATAGCTTGTTTAACTTAATTAAGATATACGAGCAAATAGATTATAATGAAGGTATTGGATATTCTTCTGTAGTTACTGCGGGTAATTTCCAATGGGTTAATGGAGTAAAAGACACACAGGTTGTTTTTTATCCTGATCCAAAAGGTAGGTTTAAGGTTAGCTGGACACCTCCTCAACACCTTCAGAATAGAGTTTTAGTAAAGAATGGAATAAAATATCCTGGTAATGAACACATGGGTTGCTTTGGCTGCGATAGCTACGATATTAGCGGTACAGTTGATGGCAGAGGATCTAACGGATCTCTTCATGGATTAACAAAGTTTTCTATGGAAGATGCTCCAGCAAACACTTTCTTTTTAGAATATGTTGCTAGACCTCAGACCGCAGAGATATTTTTTGAAGACGTTTTGATGGCTTGCATATTTTACGGTATGCCGTTATTAGCGGAAAATAATAAACCTAGGCTTTTATACTATTTTAAAAGAAGAGGTTATAGAGGGTTTAGTATGAATAGACCTGATAAAGTATGGAATAAATTGTCTACAGCAGAAAAAGAGATTGGTGGTATACCAAACTCAAGTGAAGATATTAAACAAGCTCACGCTGCGGCAATTGAAATGTATATCAACGACCATGTTGGTCATTTAGGTGATGGTAGCTATGGGGCTATGTATTTTAACGAAACACTTAATGATTGGGCAAAGTTTGATATAAACAGAAGAACTAAGTTTGATGCTGCTATAAGCTCTGGACTTGCTATAATGGGTTGCAATAGACACTTGTACTCTCCTAAGGCTCCAACGACAAAAGCTAAATTAAATTTAAAAATAGGTAAATATAAACAAGATGGATTTTCATCTAAATTAATAAATAAATAAATATGGCTGAGTCAGTTGTAAAAAGTTATTTCCCTAGTCAAGCAGTAAGCGATCTTGAAAAGATGACTGCAGAATATGGATTGAAAGTTGCTAGAGCAATAGAACAAGAGTGGTTTTCAGACGATCGTGGATCAAGAGCTGGTAGACACATTAACAGTAAAAACGACTTTCACAACTTAAGATTGTACGCGAGAGGCGAAAAAAGTATTCAGAAATATAAAGATGAGTTATCTATCAACGGTGATTTAAGTTATTTAAACTTAGACTGGAAGCCGGTGCCTATCATACCTAAGTTTGTTGACATTGTTGTTAACGGTATATCTGAAAGAACATACGATGTTAAAGCTTATTCTCAAGATCCATTTGGTGTTGAAATGAGAACAGAATATATGGAATCTATATTAAGAGATCTTAGGTCTAAACAATATACTGATTTAATTTTGGCTCAGACTGGTGTAGACTTGTCTGAGAATGATATGGCGGACATGCCTCAGAATGAAGAAGAGTTAAAGCTTCACATGCAGCTAACTTACAAGCAAGCCGTAGAAATAGCAGAAGAACAAGCTATAAATGTGCTTTTAGAAGGTAGCGATTACGAGTTAATCAAAAAAAGATTTTTTTACGATCTAACTGTATTAGGAATAGGTGCAGTGAAAACAAGCTTTGACACTTCATCTGGAGTAACTGTAAACTACGTTGATCCTGCTGACTTAGTGTATTCTCACACTGAGTCTCCTTATTTTGATGATATTTATTATGTTGGAGAAGTTAAGACTATACCTATTAACGAATTAGTTAAACAGTTTCCAGGTTTAACTGAAGAAGAAATAGAAACAATATCTAAAACAAACAATTACGACAAAGGTAATTACAATACTCAAAGAGGTTACGATAACAACCAAGTTCAAGTTTTATACTTTAACTGGAAGACACACAAAAACGAAACATATAAAATAAAAGAAACTGGATCAGGAGCTAATAAAGCTATTGAAAAAGACGATAACTTTAATCCTCCTGAAGATGCTACTAACTTTTCAAAATTACAAAGACAAATAGAGTGTTTGTACGAAGGAGCTTTAATACTTGGTACTGATATTCTTTTAAAATGGAAGTTAGCAGAAAACATGCTTAGACCTAAAAGTGATTTTACTAAAGTAAAAATGAACTATAGTATAGTTGCTCCAAGAATGTATCAAGGTAGAATTGATTCGCTAGTAAAGCGTATAACAGGTTTTGCTGATATGATACAGTTGACACATTTAAAATTACAACAGGTAATGTCTAGGTTAGTCCCAGATGGAGTTTATTTAGACGCTGATGGTTTGGCAGAAATAGATTTAGGTAATGGAACAAACTACAATCCACAAGAAGCATTAAATATGTTCTTCCAAACAGGTTCTGTTATCGGTAGATCATTTACTGAGACAGGCGATATGAATCCTGGTAAAGTTCCTATACAAGAAATATCAAGTGGATCTGGTGGTGCTAAAATGCAAAGTTTGATTGGTACTTACAACTACTATCTGCAAATGATTAGAGACGTAACCGGTTTAAACGAAGCTAGAGACGGTAGCACTCCTGATAAAAATGCTTTAGTTGGTGTTCAGAAACTAGCAGCAGCAAACAGTAACACAGCTACTAGACACATACTTCAATCAGGTTTGTTTTTAACAGCTGAAGTTGCAGAACAACTTTCTCTTAGAATATCTGATATTATAGAATACTCTCCAACTAAAAATGCTTTCATACATGCTTTAGGAGCTCACAACGTAGCTACACTTGAAGAGATGAGCAACTTACATCTATATGACTTTGGTATATTTATTGACTTAGCTCCAGATGACGAAGAAAAAGCTTTATTAGAAAACAATATACAAGTAGCTTTAGCTTCTGGCGGTATTGACCTTGAAGACGCTATTGATGTTAGAGAAATTAAAAACATTAAGTTAGCAAATCAAGTTTTAAAGCTTAGAAGAAAAAAGAAGCAAGAGAGAGATCAAATAATGCAGCAACAAAATATACAGGCTCAAGCGCAAGCTAATGCTCAAGCCCAACAAGTTGCAGCTCAAGCTGAAATGCAAAAAGATCAGTCTAGAGTTCAAGGCCAAGCTCAATTAGAACAAATTAAAGCTCAGCTAGAAGCAGAAAGGTTACAACAAGAAATAGCTGGTAAAAAAGAGCTTATGATGCTAGAGTTTCAAATGAACCAACAGATAAAAGGTTTGGAACAAGAGCAGTTAAGCGTTAAAGACAAACAAAAAGAAGATCGTAAAGATGAGAGAACTAGAATACAAGCAACTCAGCAAAGCGAACTTATAGAACAAAGAAAAACAGGTAAACCGCCTAAAAACTTTGAATCATCAGGTAATGATATACTTGGTGGTGGAATAGGTTTAGATGATTTTGGACCTAGATAATTACTAATTTATATTTTATATTATGGAAGAAAATGAAAAAGTAACTGAAGAAGTTACACAAGAGACTAACGACAATACTGTCGATGAGTCTAAGTTTGAGTCTGCTGGAGATGATTCAGTTATCAAAGTAGATTTAAGCAAACCAATTGAAAATGAAAAACCAGAGGAAACAGTCGAAACTTCAGATGATACAACTGACGACGCAGGAGTGGTTGGAAGCGATGAAGCTGCCGAACCCGCACCAGAACAAGAAGAAGTACAGGCGGAAGGTGAA